CGCGCGGCCTCGAAGGCGGGCGTGGACGTGATCAAGGCGGACGCCGCGGCCCGGGTGCCGCCCAACCGATACAAGAAAGTGTTGGTCTCGAAGGCGTCTTCGCCGCGCAAGGATGTTGTGGAGGCCACAGTCAGGATCAGCAAGCGCGCCTGGCGCATGCGCTTCGTGGAGCAGGGCGTCACCGCCCACGAGATCAAGGGCAGCCCCTTGGCCTTCGAGGGCCAGAACGGGATCGTCATCACCGGTGCGGTCCATCACCCCGGCATGGCGGCCCGGCCGTTTCTGCGGCCGGCATTCGACGCCAAGCAGAAGGAAGCCGAGGCCGCAGTGGGCGAGTCGCTCCGGCAAGCCGTGGTGGAGGCCAGGATCGCCCAGGCCGCCGCCGACGATGAGGACTGATGCTCGCTGCTGAGGCGCTGGTCTTCCTGCTTCAGTCGAACGCGGGTGTATCCACGATGGTGGGCAGCCGGGTGTATCCGCAGCTCGTGCCGCAGACGGCCGAGCGGCCGGCGATCGCCTATCAGCGGATCAGCTCGATTCCGGAGTATTCGCACTCGGGCTTCAGTTCGCTCAGCCGGACGCGCTATCAGCTCACCCTGGAGGGCAACACCCACCGGGAGGCCCTCAGCCTGGCGCTGGCCGTGCGGCGGGCGCTGGCGGGCAAGACAAACACGGTCGGCGATCTGACCGTGGTGACGATGGTTGAAAACGAATCGGACGGCTACGGTGACACCGCTCAGGTGCCCGTCGTCCGCATGGATCTGATGATGCAACACAACGAATCGTAGGAGGCTCATGGGAAAGATGAAGGCGCTCATGCCCACTGAACCCGAGCCCGCCGGGCCGGATGACAGCCAGTGGATCGTCGGCAACTGGCGCGGCGTTGAGCAGCACACCTGCTCGCTCTGCTTGCGCGACACGCTCGGCGGGATCAAGGCCGCGCGCGAGATGAAGGCGCTTTGCCTGCGCTGCGGCCCGCCGCCACCCGTTACCAGCACGGCCGATATTCTCGTGGCCGACAAATGGGGGAACGAGATCCCCCCGAAGGAGTAGCACATGCCTCGCACAGCACTGACCAAGACCACCGCAGGCGGCGGATATGCCTCTGCCGGCGTGGCCGTCACGATGACCGCCGCCGATGTGGCCAACCTCAACTCGGCAACCGCCGAGGGCAACGATCTGATCATCGCCCACAACACCGGGCCGGCGCGCACGCGGTGACGATCACCAGCGCGGTCGACCCGTTCGGGCGCCTGGGCACGATCACGTCGGAGTCGATCGCCGCCGGCGCGATCCGGATCTACGGGCCGCTGCCGGTCTCTGGCTGGATGCAGACCGACGGCAAGCTCTACTTTTCGTCCGACCACGCCGAGGTCAAGTTCGGCATCATCAAGCTGAGCTAACTCAGCGGAGGTAATCACATGCCATCTTCTGCAACTCCGTCCTTCGGGACACTGCTCAAACTCGGCGACGGCGGCGGGACCGAGGCGTTCGCCACGATCGCCGAGGTCAAGAACATCAAGGGCCCGAAACTCAAGCTGGACACGATCGAAGTGACCAGCCACAGCTCGACCTCGGCGTTCCGCGAGTTCATCGCGGGGCTCTTGGACGCTGGCGAGGTCACTTTCGACATTAACTGGCTCCCGGCGAACGCCACCCAGTCCTACAGCGCGGGCGTGCTGAAGGACATGTACAACCGCACCAAGCGCAACTTCCAGATTGTGTTCCCGTCGGCGTCGCCCACCACCTGGACGTTCGCGGCCTTCGTGACCGGCTTCGAGCCGGACGCGGCCGTCGACGGGGCGCTGACGGCTTCACTCACGCTGAAACTGACCGGCGTGCCGACCCTGGCCTAAGCCTATGGCAGAACAGTCACTCCGCGACCGCATCCTATCCGCCGACGACCGCAAGAAAGAGGCGGTATTCGTGCCGCAGTGGGGGCTGTCCGTGTTCGTGCGGACCCTCAGCGGCGCCGAGCGCGACGACTGGGAGGCGTCCATCGTCCAACAGAAGGGCAAGACCACGACCTATGACCTGCGCAACCTCCGGGCCCGCCTGGTGTGCAAGTGCATCGTCGACGAAGGCGGACGGCGGGTGTTCTCTGACCACGAGGCCGAGGTGCTGGGCGAGAAGTCGGCGGCGGCGCTCGACCTGCTCTTCACTGTCGCGCAACGCTTGAACGCACTGACCAACGCCGATGTGGAGGAGCTGGGAAAAGCCTCCGGGATCGTCCAGAGCGCCGGTTCTGGTTCCGGCTAAGTCTGGCGCTCGGGCTGAGCGTCGCCGAGGCGCAGGCCAGGATCGACGCGCGCGAGTTCGGGGAGTGGATGGCCTACGCGGGGGTGGAGCCGTTCGGCGAAGAGCGGGCGGACCTGCGGGCCGGGATCGTGGCCAGCACGGTGGCCAATGCGGCCCGAGATCCAAAGACCCAGCGTGATCCGTTCACGCCCGAGGAGTTTATGCCGAAGTTTGAGAGCAAGGAATCGACCGAGCAGACGCCTGAGCAGATGCTGGCCATCGTGGAGATGCTCAACGCCGCGTTTGGCGGGCAGGATTTAAGGGCAAAGTAATGGCAACGCTTGCGACACTGCTCGTAAAACTGGTCGGCGACATCAGCGGCTTTTCCGAGTCGATGGGCAAGGCCGAGGACGTCGCCTCCAAGGCCGGGGGTAGTCTCGCGTCGAAGCTCGGCGGGGGGCTGGCCACCGTCGGCAAAGCGGCCGGCGGCATCGCCCTGGCTGGCA